TGGTTGCTTGGCATAGGTAATATCCATTGCTCTGTTTGTAGCATCTTCTACAATGTTAAGGAAAGACCTGCCACCTTCAGGCCGCACACTAGATGCATCGTTTAGCAGGTCACGTATCTTACCTTTGTTGATTGCATCAATAAGGTCAACACCCCATTCACGTTTAGTCAATCTTTCTAGTTCGCCTAAGAAAGCCCCACGTCTAATCAGATATTCCTGCCAACGGTTAGGTGTATTCAATGCATCTACGGCATCTTCTAAGACAGTTAGTGATGCATCCAATCCACCACCTTCTCCTCTACCTGTGGCACGTTGAATCTCGTTGATGTTATTGAGAAGAATACTAGCTTGCTTACCAAGTTCGGGTTGTTCCATGATAAAGTCTACATAATCTTTTGTATGCATTGCATACTCAGGACTAAACATATACTTCATATGACGGAAGCTGTCTGACCAGTTAGCTTTACTAACTAAAGATGAAGCACCTTTACGTAACCCAACTTCAGATAAGTTATATAAAGCAGTATCCATTACATTGCCAAGACCCTCTAGTGGCGCACGGATACCAGCAGATGTTAAGTTACGTGCAGCAGTAGCAAGCTGCGACACCAGCCCACCACGGCGAATGTTTTCAAAACGCATGATGTTCTTACGGATAGCGTCCTGTGCTTCTTTAGTAGCAGCTTCCTGCATATCAATAAGTTCATTAGTGGGTCTTGCTCGTTTTATCTGTGACAGTTTGTTCAGTACCTTACCAGCTTCGGAGCCAGAGTTTACGACAGCAAGAACATAATCTTCAAAGGACACATTATATTTGTTGAGTGTGTCTAGCAGTTCATCTCCTGCAATGAGTTCCTGATTCACAGTCAACTCAAACAAATGGTCAATGACAGTATACTTCTTACCTTTCTTTGGACCATACTCCCAAGTTCTTGGAGCAAAAGCATCTGGGTTTTGTTTCTTTAAGTCTGCTGCAGCAGCAACAATACCGTCCAGTTTATCTGCTTGTAGTATAGGCTTAGTCAGTGTATCTTTTCCAGTAGCCAAAAGAGCAGCGTCTGTTTGATTTACTTCACCACGAAGAAATTCACGCACTGTGCCTTTATTCTTTACTGTTATTTCCTCTAGTGTCTCTTCACCAGCTTGACGTGCTAGGTCTGGGTCTAGGTTTAAGTTACCATTTGCGTCTTCAACAGATATGGTCTTACCAGTTGTGTCTTGAAACTCCTGTATAAACTCATTCTTGATATCTCTGTTAGCAGCGACAACCTCTTCTGCAGCTTTAGCCTTCGCAGCAATGTCTTCTGCTGTAGCCCCACGAGCCAAAGACACATTCATACGGGCGTTGAAGTATTTATCACGTGTCTCTTGTTCAGCAATCTTCTTTGCGTTTTCTGACTGCTCTAGTATTTCATCAATAGTCTTGACGTTACGTTTACCCGTGACTACGCCTTTAACACCCTTGGCTAGTGGCTTAGTTATCAACACACCCTCAAGCACAGACAATGCAGCATCTAGTCCCGGTAAGATGTATGAGGCAGCATCCGCATCATTCTCACTGAGTTTTTGCATCTCACGCACGGCTTCTTCTAATGCAAACACAGCACCCACTGGCGTAATGTCTGCACCACCAAGGCTTTCAAGTATGCTGGTAGCATTTGGATTACCCACAAAGTCCTCTGCCATAGACACGGCAGTCTTTCTGTCTTTAGTGATACCAGAAGCAAGCAGTGCGTTAGTCAAGCCGCTACGTGCTTTCATACGCACAGTCTCATCAACGGCAACTAACTCAGCACCGTCTGATATTTCTGCTATGTCTTCTTGTGTCAGTGGGTCTGTGGGAAGTTTGTAGTGACGGTTAACTAAGTCAGGGTCTTCTTCATATAGAATGTCTGATAGTTTTTCAGTGTCTAAACTACGTAGGTAGGATTCAGTATAGTAAGGGTCATCGCCAGATAGATAGTCACGTATCATTGCGTCATCATTATCTGGACTGACTTCAGGTACATCAGTGGTAGCTACGTCATCTGTAGCTTGTTGTTGTGGGCTGTTTACTTCTTCGCCTAGCATATTCACAGGCTTGACAGCATCCATCTGCTTCAGTAAGTCATCGTCACTTATTGAAGTTGTAGATTTGTTTGGCAGGATAGTGTTGCTGCTTGCACCTGTAGCAGCATCCATCTGCTTGAGGAGTTCTTCATCTGACAGCATTTATAGTACACCTGTTCCCGTCCATATAATCATTTTAGTTAAATTGTTTTCTTTATAGCTGATGACTGTGCCTGCTGGGTATTTATTGTCTTTTATATTTTGCATAGCTTCTTGCTTAGTAGCCACTTCATCAAACTTAGCAGTAGCATCTTGGTTTTGGAACTTTGATAACTCAGTATTTTTATAGGCATCAGCGTCTCTAGCAACACGAGAAGCCCTGTCTTTTAAGACACTATCTAATTGCGGGTCTATAACATCGTCCGTTGGGTCATTTTCTATACCAAAGTCCGTGTACTGATTACGGAGTTCTTTGTAGGCATCCATTTTAGCTTGCATCTGTTGTGCTTGTGTGCCTTCTATTGCTGCTTCAATGCCTGTCTCAAGGTCAACTTCAAAGTAAGGTTTAGTATATGCTTTTTCTCTGGCTGCAACTAAGTTAGATAAATTCTTTTCCTCAAAAATACTAGACGGTTTCGTGTCTCCCTTTGCTTTTGCTTTTATAGACTCTATCTTAGTGTAAGATGTTATTAATCCAGCTAGTTGTCCCTCTAACTTAGTTTTTTCGTCTCCTTCTGCAGCCTGTATTTTCATAGTAAGGTCCACAAAACCTTCATTGAATGAGCCATAGCTATCATCCATTTCTTTTTCAAACTTCATAGCTTTAACTAGCATACCGTAATTAGGCTGTGCTACATCTGGACGGTCGCCAAAAAGCTGGTCTGTTTCTTCTCTAAATCGTTCTGGTATATCTACCAAATCTCCAACCAACTCTTGCTCTGTCTTACCTTCTTTACCAAATAGTTTCTGAAAGCCAGTAGGTTGATATGATACCTGAGTGTCTTCAACATATTTAGGACCATACTTACGCAGCATATCTGAAAACTGTACAGGATTAGACGTAGCATAATTATCCACGTCTGCAAAATCATATACTTTTTTTATGTCAAATTTATCGCCTAGAGTTTCTTGATTTTCTTTTAGCGTATCTCGTATCTTTAAGATACCGTCTTTAGTACCGCCAACACTATCAGCAATAGCTTCAGCACGAGCATTACTGCCAGCAATGGCAGCTATTTCTTTTAGTGCATCCTTTATTTCGCCTTCGTCTTCAGTCAACCTGCCCTTCCTAGCTTCACGCATACGTAAGGCATAGTCTTCTGCACGTGACATTTTATCGAAGTTACGTTGCATATCAAGCTGTATCATTTTATCAAATGAACCAGCTAACCCTGTTATGAAACCTGTACCAAACGCCATTACTGTCTCCGTGCCATTAAGCCTTTAGGCTCTTCTTCTTCTTTTACTACAGAAGGTGCCTCTTCCTCTTCTGTATCTTCCATCTCAGCTTCAAGCTGTTTCATAATCTTTGCCATCTTAGTCTTGCTGATTACCCTTTCTTGTGGGTCATCAAGACCTGTTACGTAATCTACGCCAGCACTCTCAGCAATAAACATAATCATTTCCATAATAACGGGTGACACAAGCACACCCACGTCTACGCTGTGAATACCTTCCATTACGCTGGATGTCTGTATAATGTTTGCAATGTCAGACACAGGTATGCCCATCTCAACTATATCAATAAGCTGGTCCATAAACTGGTCAGATGTCATTCTATCCATATAGTACTGGATAGCTTCATCTACAGTTGGATACTGTGCTGGTGATTGCCAAGGACGTGCGCCTAGTTCAGCAGTCAGTGACATACCGGGAATGGGAGCATCAAATTGTTTTGCTGGGTCAAGAGCCATTATTAGTTATCCTACGGTTACGAATAGCCTGTAAATGTTTTTTAACACGGGTCAACGGATTAGATAAATCTTCATCACCTTTTGTTGTTGTTGAAGTTTTTGGGGCAAGCAAACCTGATGCCTGCTTTTTAGGTTCAGCAGGTTTTTCATCTAGCTTCATGTTTTGGTACGAAAATATAACTGGATTATACCGTCTGGACATTGTGTATCTTTCTTTTACGTTCTACAACCAAGTCCATTAGCTGTCTAGTACACCATTTAAGTAATGGTTTATTGCTTATAAACTTAGCATATTTTTCACCATGTGTCAAGTATAGTTGTTCAAACCATTTAGGTGCATCATATTTTAACCATGTGCGGAATACAAACCAACGCATGTCATTATTGCCATATACTTCACGTGCAACCCAACACATAATCCACGCAGCACCTAGTGTACCAATAAGACTACCAATAGCGTTACCAGCAGCCGTATCTGCTTGTTCTCCTGCTACCTTACTACGTGTCTTTGCATCTAGTTCAGCAATAGCCAACGCATTGTTTCTGTCAATTTGATTCTCTGCAGAGGTCCATGCCCACTCCATTGTGTCGGCATAATAGTTCCAGAGATTATCATATGCAGTCTTACTAATGTCCAAGATAGCGTTAGCATTAAGTTCGTTAGCACGGTTGATGGCTGCAGTATCTGCAGTAGCAATCTGCCTACGCCACTGCGCATTTGCCTGTGCAATTACAAGCTGGTTAGAAGCGTTAAACTGGTCACGCTGGTTGTTCAACTCAGCATTGAAACGTGCTATTGTATTAGTCTGACCTGCGTTAAATTGTGCCTGTGCATTTTGCTGTGTAGCATTGAACTGTGACACTTGGCTAGACAAGTTAGCAAAGAACTGGTCAACTTGATTTTGGCTGGATGCATTAAACTGTGCGGCTGCATTAGTTGCAGCTTGGTCAGTAAACAATGCCTGTACACGCTGCTGTGCTTTAAACAAATCTGTTTGCTGGCGATTGGACAAATTAGCCATATCAACCTGCAAGAAGTTCTGTGCGTTTTGTACTGCTGCTTGCTGGCGATTGTTTAAGTTAGCTGTATCAAGCTGTGCAAGTGCAGAGGCTTCAGCCATTACAAGAGCCTGTGAATTAGACAAATTCTGCAGGTTCATTGTATTAGCAGCACGGGAGTTCTCTAGCTGTACCTGCTGCTCTGCTGTAAAGTTTTGGTTGGCAATGTCGCTAATCTTACTAGCGTTCATTACCTTTGCTTGGAAGGCTTGGTCAAACTCTTGACCCAAGAATCTAGCACGTTGCTCTGCAGCCAGCATTGCTGATTGCTGTCTGTTTGATAAGTTTTGTGATTCAAACTTAGCTATTGTTTGAGCATCTGCCTGTGCAATAGGTAGTGCAGACTCCATAGCAGCCTGTACAACGGCCTGTCCAGCAAGAGATGATGAACCCAAGCCCCGTGCTGCCATCGCCGCTGTAGCGGCTCTCATGGCCCCTGCAGCCCATGCTGGTGGATTAGCACCATCAAAGTCTTGCATTAAGTTGCTAAGTTGTCCTTGCACCATTGCTTGCTGGCTAGGATTAGCAGCAGCGGCAGCAGCCTGCGTTTGCGCTGTTAATGCAGCAGCTTTAGCGGCATCAACACCTGTGCCACTAATTAGTTCGCCATTTTGTAGTTCTCTTTGTACGGGATTGTCAATAAGAATAGCATTACCCTGCGCTGCCTGTAGATTGCCTACAGAAGACTGCGTTTGCTGGGCTGCTTGAACTTCTAATCTGGGGTCATTTGGGTCGCTCTGTGCAGCGTTTGTTGCGTTAAGCGCAGCATTAACTTCGTCAGATGAAGTTTTAGCTGTCACTAAGTTAGCATCTGTTTGCGTAGGCATACCAGCCTGCGCTGTGCCTGTTATAGCTGTAGGTACACCTATTGTGCCAGTAACTGTACCTGTGTCTGCCGCAATATCTTGTGATGCATCATAGCCAATACCTGTAGCTACTGTTTCACCACCTATAGGTACACCGGGGCTATACATTTGTTGTACAGTAAAGTCTGTTACACCGGGACCGCTTACAGGATTACCTTCTTCGTCTACTTTGGGTTCAGGTACAGTCGCAATCGGGGTGCCAGTAGAACCAACAACACCAGTAGTAGCTACATTATCTGGTGGTGTAGTACCACCCTCTTGCATCTTAACTACACCACCTCTAGCCATCTGCATAGCTTTGTTGGTGTACATATTCATCTGTTGTTGTCTAGCAGGGTTAGTAGCCAAAAAGTTTTGAAAGCCATCCATGCTACCTTGATAGCCCATAGACCGTGCTATCTTTTCCATGCCACTAGGCTTAAATGCTTTGAACTGCATCATTTACTTAACGCCCTATCTAGTTTATCTTCGACACGGTGCAACGCTTCCATAACACGTGTCATGTCTTCACGTAGTTCGTTTTTGGTAGCGTAGTCTTCTCGTGTTCTATTCAATAATATATCTATGCGCTTTACTTCAGCCATCATTGACCTAAACATCCAGAACGCTGGCGCAATTACCAGTGTCAGGATAATGTTCCAGAACATCATGCTCGACAGTTCCATTTATTAACTTTCTGCATATCCATAAACCATTAACTTACCAGTTAATGTATTTGAAGTGTCTGCTGAACCACCTATGGAAGTAGCTATCGTAAGCTGAATACCTGAGTAACTAGTAGTCTCACTAGTACTGGCGGCGTAAATATATGATACTACATCATCATTATCGTTAACATTATACGCCCCTGTTCCAGAAACAGTTGCTTTTTCTGTGCTACTGAATGGGTCATAACAATTCATTACCATGTACTGTTTATGCGTATTTTCTAAAGCATTATCTTCAATTACCCAATAGTTTGCGTCATTAATAGATTTGCTTCTATCTGCGCCATCGTTATCCTCGCCAATTACTTTGGAGTCAATGGAGGCGGCAGTATCAACCGTAGTGTTGTCTGATGCTTTAATCCACCTAAAATGGTTTAAAGTGTTATTCGTTGAGTTTTTAATTTCCCAAAATAACTGGTAGTGGCTAAAGTCTGCACTAAACAAATTGGTAGCACTAAAAACTCCGTTACTACTAGTAAGCGTAACTTTTTTTATAAACCTAAGACCGCTATTAGTACCCGCACCTGTAACAGTGCCAGTAAAGGTTGGTGTTCCACTAATTGTTGTAGTGCCGCCAACGAAATCTGCCAATACTCTTGCTCTGCTCATGACCACTCCTCTGTAGGCGCATCGGGCCAAGTTGGATTATCAGGGTTTGTTTGTCTGATGGTGCGGATGCTTGCACGATAGGTTGCAAAAGCTGCAACGCAGTCTGATGTCAAGCCGCTGTCTGGTAGCTGTGTCCAATCAGTTCGCCGTAACAATTCTTCTGCTGTTGATGCAATTTCCAACTCACCCGTAGCCACTCTTACGTTTATGTTTTTGTAATTCGCCATTTTACTACCCTACTAACTCTATAGAAAAACGGGGAGCATATATTGCATATGAAGTACCGCCGGATGAAGCAACTGTTGCAAAAATATGTGTACTACTATCTATCGTTTGTATTTTTAACTGATTTCCCGCTGTTGCTGATATAAGGCCAGAAAAACTCCCTGACATATAAACAGAGCTTGCGCTAGAAGACCCTGTTATCCCCTGATAAAAAACAAATGAACCTGATGCGTTGGTTTGCAAACCGACTGATTTTTGGCCAGTGGTTCCTGTACCATCAGAAGCACTGAAAAAACCAGAAAATGAGTACCTATATATTCCTGTTACTGGCACAGTGTATATCCCAGTTGAATTGTCGTAATTCCCACCAATATCAAAATCTTCTGTGTTCATAATTATTGTGCCAGTCAGGCCAGTATTCCCTGAACCAGAGTTTATATGAGTGCCTGAAAATGCTGGCCTAGCTGGCGTCAGTATTCGACCACTGCTATCAATAGTCATAGCTGTAGTCGTGCCAGTAGCTTCTTTGATTGTACCAACGCCAAGCGCACCACCAAGATTACCACCTGCTGACTTACTTAACATATCAGCAAGCTGAAACTTCTCATATATAACAATTTCAATAACATCTGATGCAGACAGAGCAGCAAGACCCCCTACAGTGTTTGCAGATGTGGTGTTGTAGTCTGTTCCAGCTACGAGTGTTACACCATTTAGGCTTACGTCAATGTCAGCGTTAGCGGCAAAGGACAGGCCAGCTATCTGTGATGTACCGATAGATGTCTCACTACCTGTGGCTGTATAGTAGTGTCTTGCACGGACAGCCTCGCTGTTAATCTTGGCTACATTAAATATATCGTAAACAATAATCTCTACTATTTGTCCAGCAGTCAATGCTGACAGACCATTAATTGTGTTAGCTGTGCCTACACCATAGTCTGTGCCTTGTACGAGTAGAACACCATTGAGATACACATCTAAAAATTCACCATCAGTAAACTTTAGTGTTTTACTATTGTCATCTGCACCAGACAAAGATGTTTCACCGCCACTAGCAGTGAAGTGATAGCGTTGCCTAACGCCTGAACCTGTTGGTGATTTACCTATGTATGGCATGGGTTATTCCTTATGGTTTCGTAGGCCAGACTACATCGTCTAATGATGTATAGTCATCTGTTATATCACGAAGAGCCTGACGGTAGGTTGACATAGCGTCTGTCATGGTTTGGTCAGACAGGCCGTAATGATCTGTCTCAGCTAATCGCTTATCTCGTTCAGCTCTAAGTAGCCGTAAATCTTCTGCCGCTTGTAATTCAGCTTCTTTTGTTGCTACAGCAGTAGCATCCCA